TGCCCTATGTCAACAAATATTTTTTCACAGAAAAATAATTTTTCCTCTTGACAATAGTGTATGAGCTGTGCTATGATGGGGGCGGTTATTAGACTAGTTAGTTACACGTATGCTGGGACTAACCCACACGCGGCCCACGGGGTATATTTTCACAAAAAGGTGCTAAAAAGCAACAACACGCTGACCGAGCTCGTTACATACTAGACAACGACGCCGACGACGACGCATTCTGTCAATCATGTCCAAAGTTCCCTTTGACTCTCCATCCCAGAGAATAATTCCAGCGTCACAGTATTCGGCCATTTCAGAGTTGCGATACTTGCCCGCAGCCCGCCCAAACCGGCCCCAATCAGGCCAAAACTGTTTCACTGGAATACCGTGTTCTTTTGCCCATCGCTCGCCCAAAGTGTCAACCCCCCGAGCGCAACCGGACACTACTTCTGTAATGGAAAAATCGCTTTGAGCAATCGCGTCCTTTAAAACTGAATAGTCCGTGATACCACGACTACCAGCTATTACTACACGCATACAAAACTTTTTAGTAACTCGCGCATTTCACGCTCGTGTTTAAAGAAAAGGTCGTCGACCTTGCACTTCTGTTCTGGCGTTAAAGTTTGCTCAATCTGCTGCGTTTGACCATCTATCGTACTTAGCTGCCCATGCACGATATACTTCTCGTGATTGATGCAGGCAATGTCTAGCCATTCATTTTCCAATGATATACTCCTTTACTTGTTCCCAGAAGAATCTAGCGTCTTCTGTAATGTTTTCACTTAGTCCGGTTACTTCGCCAGTCTTGCAGTCGATCTTTACATTCCCAAAGATTAGATGACTAGGAGCCATACTAGCACTACTAATAGTTATGCTATCGCTGACTGGAATAGTCATTTTATTATCTATCATAAAACATCCTCTGTTCGATGCTCTTAGCGGTTTTTAGTGCTTCGTCGAAGTCTCGATCGTAGAGCTGGTATTGAAGTTTAACTAGATCTGAGCGAAACTCTCCGAAGATGAGTTCTGTGATGGCTTTCTTGATTACGTGAGTAGCGTCGATCTTAGAGCCTTCTTCGATTCTTACGGTATGTCCAAACTTAACGCCGACGAAATACTCGGTGAGGTAAGGATTGATTTCTACTGGATTGTAAAATTCTTCGGTCACTGATAGTAGTGGCGTGGATTCGCCCGTATACCTCCTGCCAGTAGTCTCGGCTTGGATTTTATCAATAATTTGACTCATTTTTTCTCCTTTCTCTAGAGAATATACTGTAAATGACTTCAAAAGTCAAGAAACTTTTTCGGTTTCGCTCGTTCGCTGGGTCCATATGATGCCCTAGCGCAAAAAAAGCTTGCCTTGCAATCCTAATATTGGTATACTCCATATTATGACCCAAATTGCACTCACTCCAGAAGCCCTTGACATTGTAAACGCTTACTTAACCTATGGCTCTGCTAAGGATACGGCTGAGCAACTCCAGATACCGGAGTATCAAATTGTGCAGCTTTTGGAGCGCAATGACGTCAAGGACTATATAACAGGCGTCTACCTAGATCGAGGCTATAGAAATAAGCATAGATTAGGTCAGATTCTCGATAAAATGATAGACGCTAAGATAGAGGAAGCCGAAGAAAGCGGTATTTATACCTCTAAAGATTTATTCGACCTTCTTCAGTTCGCGCATAAGATGCGTATAGACGAGCTGAAGAATGACAACACAGGACCCACAGTCAATATAGCTAACTTTGGGCAAGGAAACTACGGACAGTTGATGGAGAAACTTCTCAACAATGATAAAGGAGCTAAGTGACGCTTTAAGGAGCTTTATTATCTCCCTGTCTAGAAGGCCGGTAGAGACTCTACTGGCCCTTTTGCTACTAGTCGCAGCATATATCGGATACCGAAGCTATGATGCACTAGAGAAAATGATAATCACACCCGAAGAAGAAGCAGCAAGATTTGAGAGACAGCTACATAGTGCGGATCTAGTGAACGAGGCTCTCGAAAATTTACGAGTAGAACTAGGAGCGGACAACGTACTTATTAAGCAGTTTCATAATGGAAGACATGATTTAACTGGTATTCCTTTTACTGAGGCAACTACCACTTTTATAGCTGATCCTTTAATGGAGGGAACTTCTCACGCTGAATCGCGAGAGGAGCCAATTCCTTCAATGAATAGAAGCCTTCGAATGGTGTGGAAGGAAATAGACAGGCCACAGTGCACAGTTTTATATGATCCAATAGATATATCGACAAAAAGATACTTCTATAATCACGGACTAAATAGGGCTGTAGTATGTCCACTAGTAAATTTACTGAATTATCCTATAGGTATAATAGTTGTAGGGTTCTCAGAAGGAAACACTGTAGAAGATCAGGTTGCGATTACTAAAACCTCCCAGATCGGAAAACGTGTTGCAGGATATTTAAATGATTACTGAATACATTAAAAGAGGCCATAGAAAGGGATATGACGAGAAGGGAAACCTAGTCTATAAAGTTCCTGTAGATGCGCCAGCACCAGCTTACGAGCAAGAAGAAGAGGGAGAATTTCTTCTATTTGAAGACGAGGCAGAATGAGCTGGCTAAGTCTAGAGACGAACGAGCGGAAGAATATAGCCTTATGGATGATGTTCGGAGCGGCTGTAATCTTCACTATATACGCGTTTCTAGGCCTATGGATGGTATCAACTAATTTACAATATGTGTTCTGGCTTGCTGTAATGGCTCACATTCAGATATTTAGTATAATGTGTGGGTTCATAGCTCAACTAGTAAAGAGAAGGATAAGTGCCGGTAAAGACGGAGTGTCTATAACGGACGAAGGTGTAACACAAGAAGAAGAGAGGCAAGAGAATGTTTAAGCTAAGCCAAAGATCTCTAGACGAGCTAAACGGGGTAGACCCTAAACTAGTAGCAGTAGTAAGGAGAGCAATCCAACTAACTACTGTAGACTTCGGAGTAACCGAAGGTCTTCGCTCAATAGAGACTCAAAGAAAATACGTGGCAGCTGGGAAGTCCCAGACCATGAAAAGTAAACACATAGATGGAAAAGCAGTCGATTTAGTGGCCTATGTAAACGGAAAGGTTAGCTGGGAACTAAATCTATATGACAATATCGCAGATGCAATGGCTAAGGCTGCCAAAGAACTTGGTGTGCCACTCCGTTGGGGCGCCGCATGGAACATCCCAGACATTAGACTCTGGAATGGTACTATGGAACAGGCCATGAATCATTATATTGATACGCGCAGAAAAGAGGGAAAGAGACCATTCATTGATGGGCCTCATTTTGAAATGGCATGATTGTAAGCAGAGCAGACATACCCACGGATGTAATAGTACAATATCCTGGTTCTTTTATGAGAGTTCCCATAGCGAACTACTTAAGAGAGCTAGAGGTTGATCCATTACCTTCCCAGATAGCTTTAATAAACGGAATAAATAACCCGAAGTATCGCTTTGGGTGTGCTGCTCTGTCTCGCCGTCAAGGCAAAACTTATATCGCTAATGTTGTGGGCCAGGTCGTCTCACTAGTCCCAGGGTCTAGTGTTTTGATCATGGCCCCCAACTACTCTCTATCGCAGATCTCTTTCGATTTGCAGAGATCGCTGATAAAGCGGTTTAATCTAGAGGTATCAAAAGATAACGCGAAAGACAAGGTTATAGAATTATCGAACGGATCTACAATTCGTATCGGTTCGGTAAATCAGGTGGATAGTTGCGTAGGACGCTCCTATGATTTGATTATCTTCGACGAAGCAGCCCTTACGGACGGGATGGAGGCCTTTAACGTCGCCCTAAGACCGACGCTAGACAAGCCCAACTCAAAGGCACTATTTATTTCTACTCCTCGTGGTAAGAATAACTGGTTTTCCAAATTATTCGATCGCGGGTTCAGAGATGATTTCCCAGAGTGGTTCTCAGTAAAGGCCACTTGGAAAGATAATCCTAGAATGACTGAATCTGACGTTGCGGAGGCCCGCCGCTCCATGAGCGAGGCCGAATTCCGTCAGGAATATGAGGCAGACTTCTCCATATTCGAAGGAAAGATCTGGAACCTCAAAGATAACTGTGTAACAGATTTCGACGACTTAAACTTCAAGAAGTGCGATATATTCGCAGGTCTAGACTTAGGTTTCCGAGATCCGACAGCTATGGTAGTAGTGGCTTACTCCTGGGAAACCGAAAAGTTCTACATCCTAGATGAGTATCTAGACAATGAAAAGGTTACTTCAGGACACGCCGAAGAAATTCAGAGGCTGATGCATAAGTGGTCTATAGATTACATCTATATTGATTCCGCTAACCAGCAGCAGCGATATGACTTCGCACAGGAATACGACATTCCCACAACGAACGCAAAGAAATCAGTACTAGATGGTATCGGCTATGTTGCGTCATTATCGGATAATGATAGGATCGTAGTTCCTCCGCATCTTAAGCACGTTCTTTATGCTTTCGATCAGTATCAGTGGGATCCAAATCAATCTCTACAAAAAGAAAAGCCCCTACACAATGATGCCTCGCACATGGCCGATGCTATCAGGTATGCGCTTTATAGCTATAAAACTGGCATAGGAGGTTTTTAATGTATGTAATATTTCAGGGCGAAAGCCTTTTAATACCCGCTACAGTGACGGGAAGCAAATCACTAATAACTGGACTAGCGGTTCAGTTAAAGAAGTCTAAGAGAGGCGAGGTTCCATTAGAATCAGAACCCGTTGCTGCTACTTTAACTTTTGAAAATTATACAAGCCCAGAAGTAACTGATGGATATCTATTTAAACTTGTAAATACTAACTCATTGCAGCCCGGTATTTATTATGTAAACTACGAGTACGTTATAGACGGAATGACCTTTAAGGGAGTACCTAAAAGGGTCACTATTAAGGAAAGCGTAATATGATAGAAATGCAGGAGCAGCTAAAACCAAGCACTACTTTGTCGTGGAAGTTTTATACTCCTGCAACTGAGATAGACTGGTTACATAGCGAAAGAAGAGAACTAGAATCGGAGGATCAAATCGCTCCTTCTAGCGGGCCACGAACAGTCATACCTACAGCCGTGTTCACAATTTCCGCAGCTGGAGCTAACACGTGGCAGGAGGTACAGTGGTAGATGGCAGACGTAAAATTCTTCAAAGTAACTAGCCTACCGTTAGAGCTTATGCCTAATAGTTTTTACTATGTAGAAAACGGGAGCTATGCAGAAGCATATTTAACTGATGATACTGGTGTACCAAAAAAAGTTGGTAACACGCAGATGATTCAGGAGGTTACTTACACTATCGACGGCCAAACATTCGGTTAATGGTATGATACCGTACCTTCGGTAATTTGCACCTTGACTTTCGGCCCTCGAAATAATATAATCAGAGAAATTAAAAAGGAGACGTTATGTCCGGAGCAACCCTATTACGGGACCCTATCAAATACGTTAGGGATAGAGCCAAGGCCAGATACAAAAAAGGGGCACAATGTGAAATTTGTGGTACCACAGAGAATCTCGATTTTCACCACTATTATACAATGACTCCATTGTTTAATAAGTGGTGCAAAATGAAAGGTTACGCAGTCAAAGTAGTTGACGATATCTTAAAAATTCGAGATGAGTTCATTTCGGAAGAAGAAGATAAAGTCTACAACCAGACTGTAACTCTGTGTCATGAGCATCATATGAAGCTTCATAGCGTATATGGAAAGGATCCAGCTTTGACTACTGCTGAAAAGCAGAAGAACTGGGTGAAGATCCAAAAGGAGAAACATGAAGCTAGGAAGTTGGCTAGTTGAAAAATTAAACCCGGCTCAACGATGGATAGCCCAAGATAGATCCGAGAGCCCTTCGTTAGAACCTGAACGTACTTATATTTATTACTATGAGAATCTTGAGATCGTGAACAGAGCAGTAAACATGCTCATTGACGATACTTCAGAGATAAACTACCATATAGGTACTGAAAAAGTGGGATTCCCGGTATCGGCTGGAGTCAAAAGAAAGACTGTAGACACTCTACTAAATTACCAGCCCAATCCTTACCAAGATATAGATTCCTTCAGAAGAAACCTAGTTATGGATTTTCTTCTAGACGGAAATATTTTTATTTATTACGACGGTGCTCATCTGTATCACTTACCTGCTAATAAGGTAACTATATACGCAGA